GGGACGCATGGAAGGTTGAGCATCCTGCATCTAGTTCGAAGTTTGAGCCGGTTGCAAACAGTGATGCGATATCCGGGCCGAAGCCCACACTAGTTCTCGGCGACGAGATACACGAAATGAAGTCGATGAAGGGGATCAATATTTGGCGCGCGGCCATCGCGAAGATGAGCGGCGACCCAATGATGGTTCTTGGCACTAATACGCCGTCGATTGATCAGCGGGTCGGCACGGAGCTTAGCGAGTTTTTCCAGAAGGTTTTGCGTGGCGAGTTCACGGATGACGGGGCATTCGCCTACATCGCCCGGACAGATAAGGACGATGATCCTTTCAATGACGAAAGTTGCTGGATCAAGTCTTTGCCCGCTCTGGGGATCACGTATCCGCGTGAGAACGTTCGCAAAGAGGTGGAAACGTCCAAGCTGATGCTTTCGACGGCGCTGACGACCAAGCGCCTGTATTTCGGCATTCCCGTTGGAACGGCTGGGTTCTGGATATCAGAGCAGGCATGGGAAAGCACGCAAGGCGAGGTTGACGAAGGCGAGATGGTCGGGCGCAGGCTGCACCTGTCTCTTGATCTGGCGCAAAAAAACGATTTGACGGCCCTTTCTGGGTGCTGGGAAGGCGAAAAACTGGCTGTCAAAACCTGGTACTGGACATGCGACAACGAGATTGCGGAGCGCAGCACTGCGGACAAGACGAATTATCGGGAGATTGCCGAGGCTGGTGAGATCGCAATCACGCCAAGCGCAACGATTGACTACACTTTCGTTGCCCAGCAGGTCAGCGAATTGTGCGCACGCCATGAGGTTGTGCAGTTGGCGGTGGATTCCGCGTTTATTCAGGATTTCATCCGGGGCTGTGAGGATATCGGCTTTTCGGTGTGGCTCTATGAAGGGCCTAACGAGCCGGAAGGCGACGGCCTGAAAATCGTGCGCCATGCGCAGGGTAAGAAGGTGGTTTTTGAGGATAAGGCGCTTTGTATGCCGGTCAGCATTCGGCATCTGCGCGACCACATCCTGAAAGGCTCGATCACGATTCAAAAGAGCCGGATGACGGCAATCTGCGCGAGAAATTCGGTTTTGGTATCGGACGGCCAGAAAAACGAAGCATTCGACAAGGCGCGTTCACGAGGGCGGATTGACGGCATGGTGACGATTGCAATGGCGGTCGGGTCCGCAACGAGCGCGATGGAAGATGCTTCCGGTTCGTACTTGGATAACTCTAGCCTGATGGTGCTTTGATGTTCAACTTCTTGAAGAAAAGCACTGTTGTTCCGCTTAACCAGATTCGCGAAGTCGCGGGCTGGATCGGTTGGGGAACGTCGTCTAACACGCAGGTCAATGTGCAATCGGCAACGGATGTAACGGCGGTGTTTTGCGCGGCTCGCGTCATCGCAGAGGGGTGCGCACAAATCCCGGTGCGGGTTCTCAAGGATGACTTTTCAAGCGAGCAGCGGCGCAGCGTTGTGGTGTCTGAGCATTGGGCGCACAAGCTATTGGCCGAAAGGCCGAATGACTGGCAAACAAGCTATGAATTTCGCGAGGGGATGATTTTTCAGTCCGCCATCTGTGGTGGTTCATTGGCGATCAAGAACGAGATTAACGGCGTGGTGCGCGAGTTACTTCCGGTTCCGGCGGGTAGCTGGAATATCCGGCAGGAAAGTGACTACAGCCTGACAATTGTCGTCAACTATGCGGACAAGACGCACGGTGAGTTCTCGCTGGATCAGGTGATGTACCTGCGCGGCCCGTCGATGGACGGTTTCACCGGAATCTCGGCAATACGTGCGGCGCGCGAAGCTATCGGCCTTTCGATGGCGCTGGAAAAGCAGCAGGCGCGCCTGGCTGGCAATGGCGGGAAGCCGTCCGGCGTTCTTTCGTTCGCCATGCCGCTGAAGGACGAGGCGCGCAAGCAGCTTCAAGAAACATGGAAAGAGAAATACGGCCCTGACGGTGAGGGCGGCGTTGCGATTTTGGACGGTGACGCGAAATTCAATTCGATGACGATGACGGGCGTTGATGCTCAGTATATCGAAACGCGCCGAATGCAGATCGAGGAAGTCGCGCGGGCGTTCCGGGTGCAGCCGATCATGCTGATGCAGGCCGACAAGGCGGCGACGTTCGCCAGCGCAGAGCAGATGTTTCGCAACCATGTCATTCACACGCTCGGCCCGTGGATGGTTCGATTCGAACAGGCGGCGACGCGGGATATTTTGCGGAATGCAAGGGGCCTTCGGGTGGATCTGCAAGAGCGCGGCTTGCTGCGGGGCGATTTCAAGGATCAGGCGGACTATTACACGAAGGCTCTCGGCGCAGGGGGCGCACGGGGCTGGATGAGCGTTAATGAGGTGCGTGCGGAGCGCGATATGAACCCAATCGATGAGAATTGGGCCAACGAAGTGCCGCGAGGCGCTATGGAGCAAGATCATGGAAACGAAGAAGCTACCGTTTGAGGTCAAGGCCGATGATGACGGCACGATCACGGGTTACGGCTCCGTTTTCGGCGTTAAGGATGGCGGCAACGATATTGTCGTGAAAGGGGCGTTTTCGGCGTCTCTGGGCCGCGATATCATGCCAAAAATGCTGTTTCAGCACGATCCAAACAGCGTGATAGGCGTTTGGGACGAGGCAAGCGAGGATGACAGGGGCTTGCGCTTGAAAGGGCGGCTGGCCTTGAAAACCAAACTCGGCGCTGAGGTTCACGAATTAATGAAGATGGGGGCCTTCGATGGCCTTTCAATCGGCTATCGGGTCACAGACGAGGCACGCGAAAGCGGTGCGCGTGTGATCAAATCTGCCGAATTGTGGGAAGTGTCCGCCGTGACATTCCCGATGAACAAAGAGGCGCGGATTGATGCGGTGAAGGCCGCTGAAATGACGCCTCGCGAGATTGAGCGGCTTCTTACGCAGGACGCTAAGTTGACCCGCTCATTTGCCCGCACGCTGATTGGCGTGTGGCAGAAGTCGGCCCAAACCACGCAGGACGCTGGCGGGCTGGATGAAGTGGCGGCGCTGTTGAAAGCGCGGCTTTCCTGAAATCAGCCGTGAGCACTCGCCGTGAGGCGACATGTTCCCATAGATGGAGACTTACCAATGGCTGACATTGAAGAACTGAAAAAAATCGCCGAAGAGGGCAACAAAACCCTTGCGGCTCTGCGCGATACCGTCGAGGCGAAAGCCAATTCGGCGGACGTGGTTGACAAGGACACGCTTGCCAAGGCGGAGGCTGACTTCGCTACCAAACTTCAGGCCGAGCAGGATGCACGCCTTGAGCTGAAGGCGAAGCTGGAAGATTTGGAAACGAAGGGCAACCGCCCCAACGCCGCCAAGGCCGAGCAGGAAGTCGAGGCGAAGCAATTCACCGATTATCTGCGCGGCGCGATTGGTGAAACCGAATACAAAGCCATGGCGACCAACTCCCAGGTTGACGGCGGCTTCGCTGTTACGCCGACGATGATGGCCGGCATTCGTGATCGCCAGCGCCGTTGGTCCCCCATTCGGGGCATTGCAGCCGTCTATTCGGCGGAAACTCTCGAAATGCTGGTTGAGCGTGATGACGCTGGTTTTGAATGGGCCGGTGAAACGCAGTCCCGCAGCGAAACGGACTCGCCGAAGATTCACAAGGTCAGCATTCCGACGCACGAGCTTTCGGCCTTGCCCAAGATTTCGCAGAAAATGCTGGACAATGGCGGCTTCGATGTCGGCGCGTGGCTCGAAGGCAAAGTGTCGGACCGCTTTGGGCGCGCTGAAGGCGCTGCTTTCGTCTCCGGCACTGGTGTTGATCGACCGAAAGGCTTCCTCAGCTACGGCACGTCCACTGCGGCAGACGCGTCGCGGGCCACCGAAACGCTTCAGGTGCGCAACACCGGGGCTTCCGGTGCGTTTGCGTCGTCCGGTCCAGCCGATGTGTTCGTGAACTCCTTCTATGACCTCCAAGGCGTCTATCAGAGCAACGCGACGTGGGTGATGAAGAACACCACGGCTGCGGCGGTGGCGACACTGAAGGACGGCGATGGCCGCTATCTTGTTCGGGAAATCCTGAACGGCGATGGCGCGATCACCCGCACGATTCAGGGCCGCCCGATCCTCATTGCGGACGACATGCCCGCCATGGCGGCAAACAGCCTCTCCATCGCCGTCGGCGACTTCAACGCCTATGGCATCGTGGATAACGGCGGCGTTCGTGTTCTTCGCGATCCGTACTCCGCCAAGCCGTTCGTGCTGTTCTATTCGACCAAGCGCGTGGGCGGCGGCGTCACGGACTTTGACGCTATCAAGCTGATCAAGTTCGCAGCGTAATCAGGCCAGAAGGAGACAGAACCT